TACAATGGCAGGTTCAAGATGCTGTTACCTCTGGTGAGATCAATAATATCGTACTGACCAACGGTGGTTCAAACTATACGAACACATCAAATATGGTCGTCTCAATCTCTGGTGATGGTACTGGTGCTACGGCTGAAGTTTCGGTAAATACCACAACGAATGTTGTTTCTAGTATCACACTCACCGACTATGGTCGCAACTATAGTTTTGCAACTGTATCAATCTCTGGCGGCGGTGGCTCTGGTGCTACTGCAAGAGCTATCATCTCACCACCAGGTGGTCATGGTAGCAATCCACTTTATGAATTGGGTGGTGCAGCCATAATGGTTAACGGTGTTCTGAGAAATACCGAAGAAGATACTTTCCCAGCTACAAATGATTATCGTCAAATCTCACTTGTTAAAGACCCTCTGAGACCAGATGGAGCAAATGTTTCATCGAACCTTAGAGCTTTTCAGGCCTATACCTTGACTACGATTGGTACAGGTGACTATGCACAAGATGAATCGGTCTATCAAGGTGCAAGTCTTGCAGTCTCATCATTCTCTGGTAGAATTGTTTCATGGGACTCGGCAAACGGCGTGGCGGTCATAATAAATACAGTAGGTACACCCACATCTCAGTCATTGATTGGTGCCAATACATCAACCAGCAGGTTCGTAAGTTCGATTAACCCTCCGGATCTGACACCTTACAGTGGTCAAATACTCTATGTGGACAATGTGAAGCCTATCACTAGAGCTTCCGACCAGACAGAAGATTTCAAAATAGTTATCAAGTTTTAATAGAGAGCAACTAAAAAATGACTTTTGAAGCCAATACAAGCACCCTAAGAACGGACTTCAACGTAACACCGTATTACGATGACTTCGACCCAACAAAGGGCTTTCATCGTATTTTGTTCAGACCAGGCTATCCTGTCCAGGCCAGAGAACTTACACAAGTCCAGTCGATGCTGCAAAATCAAATCGACAGCTTTGGTAAGCATGTTTTCCGTGAAGGTAGCATTGTTCTACCAGGTGCTTTTACTCTTGAATGTGCTACATCAGGCAATCCAATTTGGTATGTAAAGGTTGCTGATAATGATTCGGCTAATAATGAAGTTACAAATCTCGCTCTCTTCGCAAAACAAATAGTAACAGGTAACACATCAGGCGTTCAAGCTTATGTTGAGATCGTAGAAGATGGTGTTGAGACCACTTCTGAGCCAAAGACATTGATGATCAACTATATCAATGCTTCCAATGCAAACTCACAAGTCAATACATTCCAAGCTGGTGAAACTCTCTATAGCCCTAATGTTGGTACACTTGTTGTTGTTAATACCGACCCAACCGGTAAAGGTTCTATCTTCTCAATCGAAGATGGTGTATTCTTTGCTAAGGAACATTTCATTTCATTTGCTGCACAGAAAGTCATTCTCAGTAAGTATGATGACACACCAACATGTAAAGTTGGTTTCCTTGTTGATGAATCAATCGTAACAAGTTCAGATGACGCATCACTTCTTGACCCTGCTCAAGAAGCATCAAACTATTCAGCACCAGGTGCCAATCGTTTTAAATTAGATCCTGTCTTAACAGTTGTAGCCATTGATGATGATATTGGCCCACCTGATTTCGTGACCCTGTTCACAATCAAAGAAGGTATCATTCAGAAAACTTTTGAGCGTTCTCAGTATAATGTCCTTCGCTCAGAAATTGCAAAGAGAACATTTGATGAGTCAGGTGACTACTATGTTAATGGCCTTAACATTCGTATTCGCGAACACCTAGACACTGCAAACAATGGCGGCTTGTATGCAAATACACAGAATGGAAATAATTCACTTCTTTCTGTTGCAGTTGAACCAGGTCTAGCCTATGTAAAGGGTTTTGAAGTAGGTGCTTTGACTTCTACATTCCTTGAAGTCGAAAAGTCTCAGGATTACGAACAGGTCAACTCACAGATTCAATCAACACCTATGGGTTCGTATGTGACCGTAAAAGAAATGGTCGGTTCACCAACCTTTGATCAAGGCATCACAATACAGCTTTACGATAAACCAATGCAGCGTATTTCAAATACACTGTTCTCAACCGGTTCACAGACTGGTAACAACATTGGTTCGGCTGTTCTGAAAACAATCGAATATAACTCAGGCACAATGGGTACTGCTGACGGTAAGTTTGATGTTTACCTGATGGACATTGAGATGACGGGTACAAACGCTTTCTCTAGCGTTAAGAGCCTATACTACAACGATGCTTCACTGGCCGATTTTGGTGCTGACGTTGTTCTCACATCAAACGCTGCGGTTCTTCAAGATGCTGCACTCAGCCCGTTATTGTATTATGTTGGTTCAGATCACGTTCGTAAAGTTAAAGATTCTTCCGATACCTCTGATGATACAACCTTTACATTCAAGAAAACCCATAGTGGTCTGACAATCGCTGTTGGTGGTACAGTAACAGTACCATATTCAATCACAGATGAAGAAACACCTTACGGAACAGCTACTCTCTCAAGTTCACAGAAGCATGAGATTGCACTCTCTCTTGACGCTTCAGTTAATGTTCGTATTGGTGGTACTAGCTCTAACACAGGTAAAACTATTACAGGTACAGGCACAACGTTTACTAACCTTAATGCTGGTGATAAACTGGAGTTTGCTGGTGTAACTGGTACATATATCATCGACTTTATTACAAATGATACAACACTGAATCTGACAAATACACCAGCATCAACAGTATCATCCGCTGTTGCCTTCAAAGCTTATAAGACAGGTGATATCGTTGACCTTACAACAAAAGGTAACACTGGTGTTGTTCGTGCTGTAACATCTACACCAACATCTCTTTCTATTGATCTGAAAGAAACATATCCTTCAACCGTAGCTACTACAGTCACATCAAGAGTGACCAGAACTTCTGCTGATCAGGCCGACAAGGTGCTTCGTCAGGCACGTTATGTCAAGATTAACTGTGCTACGGCTGGTATAACAGGACCATTCTGTCTTGGTTTCTCCGATCTCTATAAGATCAACAAGATTGTTAAGAAGACTGGCTCTGCACCATCATCGCTTTCAGACGGAACAGATGTGACCACATCATTCCGTGTTGATAATGGTCAGAGAGATCCATACTATGACTTAGCTACGATCACACCAAACATAACACTTGGTGCAACAGATTATCTGTTAGTAAGTCTAGATTATTTCTATCCTGACTTCTCAACAGGTGTTGGATATTTCTCAATCGACTCATATCCAATTGATGACACTGGTGTAACAGCATCTACGATCAAGACTGAAAATATTCCAATCTATAAGTCGCCCGTTTCTGGTCAAGAATATGATCTAAGAAACCATCTTGATTTTAGACCAGTAAAGAATATCACTGCGGCTGACTCAACTACTGTTGGTGGCGCTACAACTAATCCTTCATCAAGCTCAACATTTAACTATTCAGGTAGTGGTTTTAGATTACCAGCCGTAAGTAGTTCTCTAACATTCGACTACTCATACTATCTTGCTCGTCGCGATCTTGTTATTGTCGATCAGGATGGAAACTTCTCTACTGTCCGCGGTATTTCTTCAGTTATTCCTATTACACCAAGAACACCAGACAATGCTATGGCTCTGGCTCTGATTAACGTCTCACCTTATCCATCAATCTCACCATATTATGGTCAGTTGATTGGTCGTAAGGATCTGGCCTCATGGTTCACAAGAATAGCTCCTGTCCGCTTCACAATGCGCGACATTGGTGTATTGAAAGATCGTATCGTCAATCTTGAATACTATACAACTCTTTCATTGCTAGAAAAGAATGCACTTGACTTCCAAGTTCTTGATGCCAATGGTCTTGACCGATTCAAGAATGGTGTCTTTGTTGATACATTCAACTCACACGTCCTTGGTGCGACATATAATCCAGATTATAAGATTGTTGTTGATCCAAAAGAAAAGAGCATTCGACCATCTTATACGATGGAATCTTTTGGCTATGAATATGTTTCTGGTACAAACGTTGTCAATAGTAACAACCTGATCACACTTTCATACAG